ACATCTGCAGCCCTAGAATTGAAACGTTTGGTCGAAAAGATCAGGAAGGCGGAAGAAAAGGAACGTGAAATCGGACGGGAATACACTGAATTTCGACGGACGCATTCTGCGACCATGAAGCGTCTGGGGGGCTTAAGAGCAAAAAAATACAACGCCCGGCGTAGAGCTTACAATCTAAAACGTTTATTGGGAATGTTTACAGCACCTGGTATTGAGCTTCCTCCCATACTTGTTCGCCCAGACAGACGCTATTATGATTGATATTAGTAGTTCTATGATGTTAAAAAAAGCTTCATCTTTTTGAACGTGTATAGTGTAAAGGTGACACCGTGATATGCCGTTTGCCACCATTCATAGAGTCGGTAATCGTTTGTGCTTGCACGTCGAAAAGCCTTATTGTTCGTATAAAGAATTTTGCGATTTTGCCGATAACGTCGCATGTGTCTACGTAGACATGCCGCACAACTTCGTGCTCTCCATAAACATGATGAACATGAATCGCCTTCCAATAAATCAAGCCATGAAGTGGATGGCAATATTTCAAGACTGCGCATACATTACGAGAGAGCGACTCATGGCCACTTGTATTTGCTTTGACGACCCGCTAGTGAAGTTCGCCACTGATGTGTTTTTGAAGCTTTACGACCCTATCAAGCCATTGTACATATTCGACACCGCCGAAGAATGTGAAGCGAAGGCGGTGTCACTCACTTCAAATACAATGCTCGATGCGAGGTCTTCAAATCAATAGTTTATTTTTGTAAACGGCGCTTTCTACTCTTCTTCTTCTTCTTCTTCTGATCGCGGATCAAGTCATGGTAAACACGATAAGATGAGCTCAGAGCACCGAAAATGAGCATACCTTGTGCGGTGAGAGGAGAACGAAAGCAATTTCTTTCCAATATGCCCTTGAAATCTAAAATAGGCCCAATTACTTTACTTTCTGAAGCCGTCACTTCTTTGTAATCTTTCGCCCCTATTGACCGCTTCTTAAGGTACATGATAATATGAAACGGGAGTAGGTGTAGTACATATATTCCAGGAACTACATAGAAAAGATTTAGTTTTGCCAAATCATTGCGCAAGAAGGCTAGCAAAACGAAAACCCATAATATCGTGTGAATCACACATAACACAACAAATAAGGGAGATATTCCGGGTGCCTCAATTTCCATGTTTTCATAAAGTGGATAAAATGTAATAAGCAAGGTATACTTGGCGGCATCACCCACTTCACCATAAATAGTAGTAGGAAAACCACGCCGGTGAGTACTTTATATCTATACAACGTTTTCCGTTTGCACACTTCTGACCTGCCGCACGTGACAAGAAGTTCTCGCGTCTATCACGGTCGCCATGATCTTTGTGGGACCACTTCCCTCCGCCCATGGCCTTTGGAACTGAGTCCTTGTACTGCTCGTAATCCTTGTGTCCGAAGCGAACCTTTTTGCCGTCTGGCAACAAGGCAATGTATTTTGCATTACCCTCTTTTGGAACTTCAAACCGAGTACCCTTTGGGATTGATGGGCGTACCATTTTTTAGTATTATACTTTTTATTCTTCTATGAGTCGCTTCCGAGGCTTGACGGTGCGACCAGCAGAGAACCAAGACGCTCCTCTCCACAGACCCCAACTTTTTTTTTGGGGTCTGTGGAGGAAAAATGTGTATGTTTGTGTAAACCCAAATGCCCAGATCACGCAGGAGTAGATCTCGCAAACGTTCTCGAAAACGATCGAGTCCTTATAGAAAGTCGATCAGTAGACGGCGTCGAATCAAAACTTACAGAGCTACGGCTGCGCACTCGTTCGAACCCATAACATCCGCCAAATCAACGTCGGACCAAAACGTAACTGTACAAACAGAAGGTTGGAAAATAACTTTCTTTCACTCAAAAAGGGTTTCCGAAACGGTTTTCGATTCGATAAGAGCTTATCATGTCTCCAGACGGTTCCTATCGTCACATGATAAATTCGCAGTGAAACTGAAATACGATACACCTTTGGACGACCGTGTTGCCGAACTTGTCAAACTTGACGGCTTTGTCTACGAAATGAGTGAACTTGACGGCATCCTCACGATCCAGTCTGACTACTCAGACTCACGCCCACTAAGAAACCATGACCCCCCCATTATCAAAGAAGACGTTGAACATCTTCTGAGACAGGCCAAAGGAATACAGATCATTGAACCGAGGCCGTTTGGCCTGACCCGCCCCGATCAAGGGGAAGTGTAGCATGTGCAACGTAGCAGCCGACGACTCGGGGAATACTGACAGTGTGTGAGGACTGCATGCGGATCAAAAAAATCAGTAAGTCCTGTATTCACGTGCCTGTGACTGGTAGATCGAACACGGGCCAACCCAAATCCACACACATCTTTCTGAATATGGAATCATTCAGCTCAAGTTTGTCCTTTCCTTTGAGCAACGTCAACCCGTCCAGCATATGGTTCATTCCCATTATCTGAAAACATCTGTACAAAACATAGCTATAGGAAAGAAAATTTGTTCTGGACTTGGGTGCGTGTTTTTCAAATGCAGGCTGCATTTGTAAAAACATTATTCTCAGTCGTTCCTCAGTATCCGGGCTTATCCGTAGAGGGGGTACCCCGGATAGCCTAGCAGTCACTTGGGCGACGTGATCGTACGCTTTGCGAAGCCTAAGGCGCCGCAGTATATCCCTGACCTTTTTCTGAGTGATCTCTGTAGAGCTTTTCACACGCTGTTGATACAGTTCTTCCATGACTCGGTCCAATATCTCTTGAGGAACACGATGAGCTTCTTTTCCTTGGCAAAGTGCAATCCACATAGAGAAATGATTCGCCCTTTTGTAGCTATATTGGGAATACTCCACAACTTCGTCGAATGAGGTCGACGAGGAGGTGGCGTCTAGGTATGTAACCGCATAGCCACATTCAGGGCACGTCATGATCGACTTAGCAGTACACAGCAAAAGTTTGACGGAACACCTAGGACAATCATCACGCGCAGCCATGGCGACTTTCGGTGGTGCTTGGTTCATTTGCACTAGATATTCGTCCAGAATAGCAGCTTGGCGCTGTCCGGTCATGTCAGTCTGTCGAACGTACGCCTCGATGGTGTCGCTCTTTCGTGAAGCAGCGATTGGGGGTGTCGACTCGACTCTTTGGTGGTACATGCGTAGATATGTAACTACAGTCGATTCATACTCGTGCTCACGAACCATACTCTCTCGAATTTCGGCTTCACGCTCTAGAGCATCTGCCCGTTCGTTCGCATCTGCGGCTTTTCTTTTTTCCCATCGCCTGTTCATTCTGGAAGCCTCTTCACGGAGATTCTGAGCGGATTTTTTCAATTCGCAGGCCCCCTGCCGTTCTTGAACCAACGCGGCACGCTTAGAAGCGATGTGTTCTTCCAAACTCATTTCTTCAGACGCATCTCTTACACGTTTCGTACGGCGGGCATCGACGGCGGGAGGCATTTTGTCACTGATGTTTCAATACCTAAAAAAATAACACTGATGCAAATTCTGTAATTTTTTTTGAGACACCATATTCAAACTCACCATGGTGGAAGAAGATAAGGGAGAGATAGTCCTGGTCCCCTTGCACGGTATTATAATTCTAATATTGGTGGGTATTTACTTTGCTATAACAAGGAAAATGGATAATAAGGATCCCAAAACAAGAAAAACCAAGTTAAAGATTATCGGAGCTTCATGCATACTATTCTGCTTGTCTCCTTTCTTGATAGATGTTGTAGATGGTGACGACGAAGAAAATCCAAATGAGGTCGAAGATGCAATGGCGACTGCACTATTCTTTGGTATTATTTCAGTTGCGGTTATGATCCTCGCGGTTGTTTTGAACAAAAAACCGAAGACCGAAGACCCGACCCTGGTGCCTGCACCTCCTTCGCCGGATGTGAATGCTTCCAGTGTAAGACCGAGCGAGGGTATGGCTAGGGGTATCAGACCGACATTCAGAGGAATCGATCCGGACCCTGTACGTCAGCGAAATGTCGACCTCATGAGGAACTACAAACTCTCATTGGAACGTCGATGAACTAGTTCGGCTTGACAAATTTGGAAAGAGGCCCGGCCACAGCACCTGACGACGAGGCTGCATCTCGTTTGCGTTTTTGCTTAGCAGCAGATTGTTCGGCACTGCTAGTCTGAGAACTCCCCGTTCTCTCTTCCTGGCGCGCAATATATTCCTCGTATATTCCTGGAGGGTGAGGTTCTTCCAAAGTATCCGCTTCTTCGACACTCATGGCCTCGGTCGGTGGTGGTACCGACGGTATCGTGTTTGTCGTGTTCGGACCTGTCATCTTCTCTTCCACCAACATGCAGTATGACACAAAGGGTGGTTGTACAAGTGCACAGTCCGCCTTAGGAAGACGTTTCGCGTCGAATTGACCCCCAAAACGTTGCATGGCGGCCCTGGGAGGAGCGGTAATGATTGGGTCTGTCACCGAATACAACTCTCTCAACATTTTCACGAGTACATTCAAGTGTTGCCCCCTGTCAAAACTGGTGTGCTCCAATATATATGCTTTCGCGCAACACGGACTGCACGTCGCACCGTAAACGTGATAGACGTTTTCTGACGTATCGTACATTCGAGGAAGTGGTATGAGTTTACGTTTTTCTGTTATGGGTTCGCAGCAATGCCAACATGAAACGTTATCTTGTTCATATGTTGTTGGTAACATGTGGTACACGCTTGCAGAGTCGTATCTCTGTATCCCTCCCATGCACTTTACTTCCCTGATGATTGTACTTGCTGTCGGAAGGAACAATTCTGTTCTACCATATGCTGTTTTTCTGACAAGTCTAGGCGGTCCAGGTGGCAAGTCGTTCATACCTGGTGCTTCTTATTTCTTGTATGTCAAACTGATTTCTTTTTTTTAACAGCCAGCATGAGATGGCAAGAAGTTATGATTTATTCATCATCGGGGACGATAACGGTCAACTTTTTGTGAATGTGCATTCGGTCCAGCTCATCTTTTAGGCACTCGACGTTCCAGCATCGCTTTTGAGGCCGAACAGGCCGAACGGGTGATGGTGTGTGGCGCACGTCCGACGAGAAGCTTATGATGACTCCGGCCGGATCCTATGCAACCCATTCCTGCACTTCGCGTTCAAGGCACATCCTTTTGGTCGTGGTCAAATTGCAGTGGAGGCGAAGGCGCGGCCCCCGACGATATCTGCGAGATTCACGGGTGGTCGTGGAGTCGATGATGGTTGATTCTTTCGAGGTCTTCGTTTCATCCGTCGAATGTTCATAACTAGTGCAACGATGAGCACAGATATGAGGACAATCAAAAATGCAATATCCACGATACCTTTTACGGTACCGTCCATCGTGCTCCATGCCACATGGCGTCCGATGGCAAACATAAACAGAAATGCCAGTGTAGTTAAATGTAATAAGGGTGATTTCTCCTTATCCCTCTGTTTATGGTGTTCGTGATGAGATGTAAGAAAAATGACCATCGACAACAAAAGAAGTCCAATCAACGGTAGAATTGACCATGCATGTTTGTCATGAATGAGTTTGCTCGTGAGACCCTCAACGGACGCAAGTCCGAAAATGGTGATGAGACCAACTAAAAGTTTCAGGGGAATTCCATATCTCACTTTCTCTGTGTCTTCAAAATGAACAATGTCTAGTACGGAGGGCATTACTAACGTCGGTATTGTGAACGCGGCAATGAGAGGTGTGAGAGCAGTATATACCTTTCCTAATACATCGTCAGGTGCGTGCAGACATGCCAGTGTGGCACAACCACTCACAGCGATCAGGTCGACTCCTAACTTAAACAGGTTCTTAAATTTACCATCTTCATCTTTGTCTGTATAGAGATACTCTGCCGTGGGAAACGAATGTGCAACCAACCCAAAATATTCGTTGCAAAACGAAAGGATGGATGCGACACCCAGTACATATTCATTTCCCTTGTGGCCAGAACTGTGATCCATGTCATGATCGTCTTTTTCACTCTCAGGATCGTCGTCCCTCTCGTAACGGTCAGCGCCCATTTATCTTTAGTATATTTTTTTTTATTTTACGACCGTAAGATGGGTATTACTCCAAAAGTGTGGGGCGAACTGGTCGTTTTATACTTTGGCGACTGCCACCTGTCACAGACGGACGCCCAAATGGCAAAGTTCCACACTGCGTTGAAGAACGCAAAATGCCCTTGATTCGGAAAGATCGTCCGGGGACGATCTTCCTCTTATGACTCCTCTTATGACTCCTCTTATGACTCCTCTTATGACTCCTCTACTCCAGTAAACTCTTTTTTTACTATCTTAAAAACGGGGTACGTTCCGCTGAGTCCATCGTTGTTGGATATCTGTCCATTCGTTCATTGATGAGCCAGCAAAAAGCATGAATGTTGGAGGATAGCAAGAAAAAAGGTGCATTATCCGGTGACAAAGGGCATAGGACAATTCCAACAATAGTGAGCAGTTCCAAGAACAAAAGGTACCACTGGAAGGACAACGTTGGATGAAATGATCCAAGGACTCTCCTGATGTTTTTCTTTTCTTCACGTTTTCTGGCGTTTTACACTGTCGCACGGCGGGGGGTCGTGTGACGAGGAAGTCTGTGTGGCGTGTTCGGCGTGATATGGTATTCAAGTACGGACGAAAAAAAAACACTACAGTAAGAACACAATGCAACGATCGTACAGAGGGTCCAGATGGTCCAGAGGGTCCAAGGGACGTGGACAGAGGCAACGATCGTACAGATGGTCCAGAGGGTCCAAGGGACGTGGACAGAGGCAACGATCGTACAGATGGTCCAGAGGGTCCAAGGGACGTGGACAGAGGCAACGATCGTACAGAGCGATCGATATATCTCCGGAGATCTATATTTTACCGGTGGGTTCTCTAATGCAGTATTATTTTATCTTATCGACTATAAATATGAGTTCATACACAGCGGCATACTCGACACTGATTTCTATTTTGACGATAACTATTTATGCCGCGATTGCCGGAGACGATGGTGTATTGTTGTTGTTTCTTCTCAACATCGCAGGTCTCGCAGGTCTTGCGATGTTATTCGGTAATCGATCGCCCGAAAGGTATGCGAAAGCATTTATAATTGTGATGATCATCGTGTGGATTCTCTTCCTCAATGCGGTTCCCTATGATTTAAACACCAACAAGGCGTCGGTGATGGAATACATCCCGGATACACATAAGCCATTCACTGCTATGTATTCTCCCACCCACACACTAGGATATCCTTTGATACTCAAACCAGCAATTTGCAGTCGCATAAGCAAGGGAGTGAAGATTATACGCAATAAAAAGGAAGAAGACTCATACTTTACGGAGTACGACCCGAAAGAGACCGTCATTCAAGAATATATTCCATACGCGAATGAAGTAGGTATACTATATGAACGTCACCTAACAAACGATGATCACGGAAGCATCGTCAGTATAACGGTAAAAGAATCCAGTAATAAAATAAAGGAAGGTTGTCGAAACGGAGTAACATGCATAGATAGAACAAGTGCATTGAACTCGCCGAAATTGAACAACGTTGTTGATAGCATCAGCCGGAAAATACCCCATTTCTATTTGGGCCGGTATGACGTTCTTTATGAAAATGAAGACGAATTGCGAGATGGTAATTTTTACATTGTAGAGGCAAACGCGCAAATGGGATTCGATCTAAGGCCATTCGTCCATTTCGAGAGATGGTTCTTCGCTCGAACATTGATGGGATTGAAAAACATGTTGAAAGGAAGAGGATACAGTACACAATCTTTATTACGTTTATCACATCACACGGTAAGCAATTGTATAACATGTAGGGATTGGGAGAAGATATTTTCGTGCTATACGTAATTACGAGTCCGGTACGATTCACTAAGAATTCCAGCATGATGTATGAAAGAGGACACGTGCTAGAAGCTAAAAAAATATTGGAGAATGTCATGTCGTATACAAACCCAAACCGAGATCATAACTTAGAAACAGATTCGGAAGTATACGAGAATATTTCTCAGATTTTAAACACTCATTTCGTTGAGTGATTCAGTAACCCCCGCTCTCGCCTCACACCCGTCGCGCGGCAATAGCGACATCAGCCGTAGTGCTATGTTTGACCCTGTTCGATACGGTGTTTGGGATTCCTCGTCGGACTCCGAGCTGGACGGTGAGGAACCCGGACGTTCCACGGGATTGTACATTTCTATTTCTGACGGTGTCGCTTCTCTGAAAATCGGGAAGCAACACCAAGATGACGCGGGTGTGACGGAGCGAGATGGACGACCCATCAATGGATACACAGAGTAGTTTGGGACACCAAACAGCCGTGTCATTTTGTTTGGTCTCCCTTGCCCAAACATGTGAGCCTACACAGAGTGGCTATAAGTGGATCATCGCAATTTGATTGCTCGCACGATGCAAAATTTTCCGGTTTTTCCACGCAAAGTAAACTATCTTCACTTCTAATTTGTGTATCTTTTTCACAGGGTTTCATTTCACAACTTTCTTTAGTGAGAGCCGCGTAACACGTATTCATGTAAGGAAGATATTTTGGATTGTCACTGAAGTACGCGCGCTTAGGGAAACACCTTTCGGGGTTACCTGTCCATACGCACGGGGTTTCAGTTGTTTGTATATTGTCAGTGACTGTAGTTGGTTCTACACCCAAAACACTGGGAGTGGATACCGGAGTAGGTGTATCGTCCGCGATCAGAGGTGGAAATAACCGATCAAGCAGACTGTAAGCAGAACCGATCGTTGAATAACATCCAGCCATATTTCTACGACGCCAATATTTTTTTATTCGACTTTGCACTATCGATGTTCAGAACTGATTTCAATGCATTTTGCATATCTTCTGATAATACCTCGTCTCCTCGTTCGAATGCGGACAGTGTCTCAGGCGAGCATTTGATCTTCACGGAAAGTTCCTGAATTGAGAGACAGCGTTCCACCCTCGCCATTTGTATGGTGTGGCGCAGCTCTTGTTGTACAGGAAGACTTGTCACACATTTGGCAGATGGGTCAGCTTCATTCGTGCTTACAGGTTGTTTTACGCGTTTCAACAAATTCCATGTTTGGTAAACACGCACATAGTCGCTTGGAGGTTCTAAGCTCATCGCTTTTCTACAAATGGCATTACTGGACAACGTCGACGATTACATTCTGATAGCGTCCAGTTCATTACGGCATGCATGGCGTTCACAATCTGTTCGTCGTCTTCAGCGAGCGTAGAAAGGAACAGTAAGACATCTCGCTTATTCGCAAGCTCTTCGCAAATTCGTCCCCATCTCGAAACAAGAGGATCACTGCAGTTGGCATACGGAGATATGACCTTTACCATGTGATCAGCCAACTGATCCGGCTCACTTTGTATGACGAACGCGTCGGTGTCAATTTTATCTACAACCCTTTTGAACCTCGACTTCACAATCGTCTTTATGTAAGAAGCTCTGTAATTGGCCTCAAGAATACTCATGAATGTCGGCATATTTGCCAAAGCTTTGGCAGCCTTTTTGACCGGGGTCGAATCGTCGAAATTCAAAATTTTGTGAACCAAGTCTGCCCACTTCACCATGGCGAATTGAAATGGTCTGGGACCAAGCATCAAATTTTGATGCCCTTGACTTTGTCCAATGCGAGAAAATATGATGCGGCGTGCGACTCGGTCTTCAACAAAACGAAACGAAACCAATGCCTCTGTTCCTTCAGTTCCGACCTCATCTCCTCCTTCTCAGACACCCTCTTCCAAAACTGAAGAAGAACGACTTCCTACAGAGAACGAAATATGGTACATCATTCGATCTCTTATAAGTCGGTATGGTTGTGTCCGTCACCAAATAGAGAGTTTCAACTCGTTCATAACGCAGTCACTTCCGCATATAGTGGAAGAATCTTCAGAGATACGGGTTTCTCAAGGAGACAACGAAGAACACGTCATATCCTTGTGCAACCTCAGCGTTTCGCGACCAACCACAACCGATTGCGATGGGGTGGAACGGAACCTTCTACCACATATGGCAAGAATGCGCAGCTTGTCATACTCATCCGCCGTGCTTGTGGACGTCGTGCACGATATTTTCCACAACGGAGAGCGCAAGGAACGACGTCTTTTCAGGGAGGTGTGTCTATGTCGTCTTCCCATTATGGTCGGATCGCAGTGCTGTCACACTCAGTACGGCGAAACACCCATGGAGTGTCGCCTCGACCAAGGAGGCTACTTTATTGTTACAGGAGGTGAAAAAGTCCTTGTGGCACAAGAGAAGCTTCACCACAATACACCTTACGTGTTCGCCGTCAAACAACCCTCACGATTTGCGCTACAATGTGAGATACGAAGCTGTCACGAAAAAAAGCTCCGTTCTACAAGTAGCCTTTACATATACATCACAAACGCCAAAAAGGGGGCCACGCCCGAAATGGTGGTCACTCTTCCGTTTGTCTTCATGTACATCCCCGTCCTCGCACTGTTTCGTCTTTTGGGTGTGGAAACAAGAGAAGAAGCAATGCAAGCAATCGTTGGTGACAACGAGGCTCCAGAATCGCGACTACTGTGCAGTATTCTGGACAACGACTCAACTGCTGACATGAGCGCTGAGGCATTGTACGAATACATTGGAAAAGAAGGGACTCGTGAAACTACTAAAGAAAAAAGGCAACGCTATTTAGACCACATTGTCAACTGTGAATGTCTTCCCCATCAAGGTCTGACTCGAGAACCTGATGTTCTACGGGCAAAGGCACTCTATCTTGGTCTCATGATACGGAAAATGATTGGTGTGTACACGGGAAAGATCAACTGCGACGATCGCGATCATTATGCGGCAAAACGAGTTGATTGTGCGGGGACACAGTTCGGACTTCTTTTTCGACAGGTTTTTCGTGGCACTCAGAAGAGTCTCGCAGCTCATCTGCACAAGGCAGCCGAGTCTGGGAAGCTGGAATACACCAACGTTGGAAACTTAGTTGCCGGGAAAAAACTAACTCAAGCGTTTCGATTCGCACTGGCCACCGGGAACTGGGGAATACTGAGCATGAGAGGGAACACAGCCCAAAGTGGAGTGGCTCAGCAGCTTGGACGAATGACAAGCGTGGCCACACTCTCCCTCTTACGAAAGATCTCGACTCCTATCGCAAGAGAGACAAAAAACCCAAAGCCGAGACAGCTTCACTATACGAGTTGGGGACTGACCTGCCCCATGGACACTCCAGAGGGGTCGGGATGTGGGCTGACAAAATCACTGTCCATGTCGGCACACATACGTGTGGGTACGTATTCCACCGCAATATGCGAGCAGCTTGATCTATTGGCGCAGAGAATACCGGGTGTTCATCATGCCTTGAAATCCGACTCAAAAGTGCGTCGTGATGGCGTCCCGATATTGGTCAACGGAGCGCTGTACATGTTTGCAAACTCCGAAAGCACGTCAATCAAACTCACGGAAGCAGCGCGCGCTCTTCGTCGGAACTTCGTCATACCCTTTGACACAACTGTTGCCAAGATAGACAACATCGTGTACATAGACACGGATGCGGGATGCTTGCTCCGGCCACTGATACGGGTTGAAAACATAAAGAAGATTCCTCGGATCATTCGCGAGTTTCCGTCCTACGAATTCCTCATCGATCATTTACTCAAGGAGCAGTGTATAGAGTACGTCGATAAGCAGGAGGAAGACAACTTACGGATCGCCCTGTGGTCTACAAAAGATCCAGGAGATGCACCATGGGAAGCCTACACGCATGCAGAGTTGGACCCTAGCTTCACCATACCTGGACTGTGTGGATCTTGTAGTCCCTTTCCAGACTTTAACCAAGCACCACGCAACACTTATCAGAGCGCCATGTTCAAGCAGGCACTCGGAGTGTACACTCTGAACTACCCCGTACGGATGGATACTGTCTCTCACACGCTGGTGCAACCGCAACGCCCTATCGTATCGACTCGAATGGACTCCATTGTAGGAGCATCCGACGCTCCAGCTGGTGTGAACGCTTTGGTGGTCATCAAATGCTATACTGGTCGAAACCAAGAGGATTCTGTGATCATGAATCAAGCGGCTCTAGATAGGGGCATGTTTCGATCGGTAAAATATCAGACATATCGAGACGAAGAACGCCATAGTGGTGGAGCAGATGCCGAAAAGTTTGAAAATGTGGGACTCGTCAATAACTGTGCCGGCAAGAGGGATGCAAATTACGATCATCTCGACGATTCCGGCATTGCAGCAGTTGGCACCAACCTTGTGGCTGGAGACGTGATCATAGGCAAAACAGTCACCACAACTGAGCTGGGTGAGGGAGCACGACGTGCAGTAAAACGGGATAAGTCTACAGTGCTACGTCACGAAGAAGGCACAGTCGATGCGGTGTTACGAGCATCGAATCGAGACGGAACCGGTCTGGTCAAAGTTCGCATGCGATCTACGAGGACTCCTATTGTGGGAGACAAATTTAGTTCTCGTATGGGGCAAAAGGGAGTGATCGGTGCCGCGTTACCTCATGAAGACATGCCATATACGGCGGATGGCATGGTGCCTGATATAGTGGTCAATCCTCACGCGATTCCATCAAGGATGACGATAGGTCAACTGAATGAGTGTCTGCTTTCCATATTGTGTACACAAACCGGAGAACGAGGAGACGGGACAATGTTTCGAGGAACGTCTATCGAATACATGTGCGAACAACTCGAGAAGGCGGGTTACAATCACCATGGTCGAGTTAAGCTCCACAACGGGTTTACGGGCGAGGAGTACGAAGGCGAGGCTTTCATGGGACCAACCTATTATCAGCGCCTGCGCCATATGAGTAAGGACAAGGATCACGGAAGGGCACGAGGACCTGTGCAAATGCTGAGTCGCCAACCGACTGAGGGGCGTGCGAGGGACGGTGGCTTGAGATTTGGCGAGATGGAACGCGACTGCGTCATATCGCATGGTGCTTCGGAGCTCTTGCGGGATCGATTGCTGGACAACAGTGACCCTTCTATTGCTACCATTTGTGGTGAATGTGGTCTACTTGCTCAACCCGCCGCAGAGTCTACTCATGTGCGACACAAGGAGGCATTATGTCGCAACTGTGCCAGTGGAAAATGTGTCAAAGACATGCGATGCCCTCATGCGTTCCGACTAATGCTTCAAGAATTAATGGCCATGAATATTGCTGTGCGTTTCGAGTTTTCGTAGGTGTATCAAATAAAAAAATATTCCAAGTTGTAAAAATGGGAGAGGTGTCTACATTCTATTTAGAACGTGTCATTGGTTCTATTTTTCTTTTGATTTATACTATACGATTTGTACCGGATAAAGAAAAAGACTTATACACGAAAAATCTCCCTCTCATAGCGGTTGTAGTATCTATAACAGCTGTTATAATGATCACATCTTCAATACCGAAACCCAATGCTATATCCGCATACCTCTTCTTTCTCATGCATGCTCTAAATATTTACAAAGAGTACGCTAAGGCGGGAGAGGATGGGTACGACCACATATGGCAGGTAAAATACGTATTTGCGGTGCTACTTGCTATCGCCACCGCCATATATCATTTTACAGCGTCATTTACACCTCCTAAAAACTCCCCCGGTAAACGTTTACAATACAATGTACATGATGACGACAAAGACGAGAAGATGGTACAGGCATCTAAAAGTAATACAACAATAGAAGAAGAAGAAAGCTAACGGTTGCACCGATTCGAAATGTAGCAGAATCGCGCTCCCTTTTTAGTGTAATGCATGCGGTCGCAATATTGGCATTCGAACTCGGGCTCGGGAGGTCCACACTTGACTTCTCGCAATCCTCGATGGCAGCGCAGCTGCTGACGAATATCGTTTTCCGTCGGTAGTGAGTCCTTCAAACGAAAGTACAACATTGCTGCGGCCATACGCGCCTCCCTTGTATCACCACCGGTGGCCTTCCAATTGCGCAACATCCAATCTACCTGTTCCAAATCGTCGAGGGCCATGTGACAGATCGACTCGTTGAACGCTTCTATTTCCTCCCAGTAGGAAGAGTGTGTCCAAATGGACGGGTCCACAGACTGGTTCTTTTTTAGCACCCATGCTGGTACCCCAGGGATGCCACGTTTGCGTTTCCCGCGTGGGTTAACTTCTGGTGGTGCCTGATATTCTGGTTCCACATTTATTTGCCCCCTTGAACATATTCCGCAAAATGAACAAACGTAGTGACCGTTATGTGCATCGAGATTCATGTACCCTTTCTTGCACTCCAAGCATTTCGGAGGTACTTTTACAGGCTCTTTCTCCTGGTGCTTGGGCTGGCGATACATGAATGCATGAAGTCGCACTATCGCCGCATGAGCTTCTTCTGTAGGAACCTTCAAAGCCAATACCAAAGGGTGCGTTTCGATGTGATTCGAAATAATGGATAGCGGTATGAGCGCTGCAACGTCATCATCCGGTATACTGGTATCAGCCGGGGCATTCGAAGTCGACGGACGTGGGTTGTCGATTTCAGAGGAGGTTGCCGAGGAAGACGCAGTCTGAACATGAATGGATGCCGCGGCAACACGCCGTAACAATGCGGACATGTAGGTGACCAAGCCACGTGGAAACGGTTACCAAGCTGCAGACCAAACTGTGCGTTCACTCCGTTGTTTGTGGGAGGCACTTAAACTGATGCGCTCTTCACCTTTCGCGCATCGAGAATGGCACGCGCCTCTTCCACGGTTTTATCAAGCTTTAGTGATAGAGCGTTGATATCTACACCAGATGCACGTTCCAGTTCGACATCCTTTATGAGTAAACGAGCCGAATCAAGAAAGGTGGCCGACTGTGTTGCATGTTGCAGCCTGAGAACCATGTCGGTGTCCTGATTCGACAGATCTCTCCATTGTAAACAGTTTCTCATTAGCTCATGCGCCTTAAGGCTCAACTCTGAACTCTGAGGAGCGACCAACATCTTGCTTGCTAAGGATGCAATGACGAGCAATGAGGTCGTGGTCACAATGGACTGGATCATTTTTGTGTGTAACACATTTTATTCGCACGATACACGACGAGTATCACAAACAACCATGACATGTGATATAGTGTGGTTGTCCCATAATAGTTCATTAGATATAGGGTTTTCCAATGATAGGGATTGGTTCGCAAGGAGAGCACATCTTGTAAGAAATACTGCCACATCTTCACTAAACCCGACTCCACTCGGCCGCCATTGCACATAAAACACCATGTTTTGGTGTTTTCGGTATCTTCAAAGAGTTGCACCACCAGGGGTTTCTTGAATGTATATTTGAGAGGGAGCTTCATCAGGAAGTGAACGTCGATGTGATTCGATACGTTCGACCGGATCAGTTGTTGGAGGGCTTTGCGATGCCATATGATGGCCTGCGAAAACCCAAACGCCGACCCGTACATTCTATGTTTCGCACCAAAGGGGTAGGTATTGCCAAAGGAACCCAGTGAATAAATGTCGTATGGGTAGGTTGTGAGAAACTGATCCACAGTGGTAAAACAGCTTCTGTTCTCTTCGAATATCTCGGCGTCGTCTTCGAGTATGAGCACGTGTTTGTCCTTGGTGGTTTTGAGAATGTGGGCAGCCAAATGTTTGTAGGCGTGGGTCAGGTCTTTGGCGGTGGTGTCAACATAGGAAGGTTTGGTGTTGCCTTTGGCGTTGAAGGGGGTATTGTACTGTACGTGTGTGGTATGACACAGCTGCGTGAGACGGTCCCGTTTTTCACTCTGCATCCGCCTCCTCCCCTGAGCGGTGGTGAGGGTGAGAATGTAGGCCGACTTTACGTTTTTAAAGTATGGGTTTTGTTCTGTTGCGTGTGGAACAATCTCGTACATATTTAACCACGTACTCTAAAAAAAAAACATCTAAATTGACGTCTAAACCATGTCTTTCAACAGGCAATTCCAAGCGACAAACGATGCTGTTGTGATACCCATGCTCATTTGCAGTAAAGAAACAGAAATATCGCCTAAGCTTTGTTTCGTTGCAAATTGACCATTTTTACGTTTGCCCCTATTCATTATTTGTCTGAGTAGAATCATTGAAACAATACCCAACACAACAGTGTTGTCGTGTATGAATTTATCAAGTTGATTGTATGATCTCGTTCGTTCTCCATCAGTCCATACATGTACTGTCAAGTACAATATTCGGAGAAAATACAATGTAACGGCGGTTGAGGTTGCAAACATAATTAGTTTGAGGAGTGAGGGGTCTGATCTAAGATAACAGATTCCGATACCTATTGTAACCATGAACATCTTTATAGAATCTGCAGTGATGTCGTAGATCATACCGAACCTACTCCCCCTGTTCCACGTGCGAGCGATAGACCCGTCTAAGCAATCTAGCAGGCTGACCAAAAGTGTCCATAGAAGTCCGACGGAAGCGCTACCAGATGTTGCAATATTGTGTGCGACTAAACCGCCGACCAGAATGCCTACCGTCGTAACCAAATTTGGAGTTATAAGTTTACTTTCACAACACTTTTTCGCAAGCGGATTGATAACATGTTTGTATACGTAAAAATCAGACCCCTGTGTAGGTTGCGGCATCTGTTGTAAACAACATGGCTCAAAAAACGAATATTGAATTGTACTCACCTCACCTAATTAAACATTGTATTCCATATTTGTTTGAGTATAATACCATCACCCTGCCTTTTCTGGTATGTGATCCACTTACAGCTTGCAAACTTCTTGGTGACAGACGAATTGAGAACGTTGTGCTCGCATATGATGGTCCCATCGTTCAAGTATGTGGCGTTCTCCAATGATTCACTTTTGTAAATGGCAACGCCGTTGAACGCCGATTCCACCTCAACGAAGTCGTTCTCTTCCTGGTAAGTACTGTACAACTGTATGTAGTTCCAGAAGAGTTGTAGAGTACGAGGAAGTCTAGACCCACTTCTTTTGAGCGGAACAAATGCCATTGAATCATATGGTACTGTGAGTAAACCGAATGTACCCGGAACTGGTACTCTTCCATTTATGAACGCGGCATTCCACTCTTTCCGACCCAACGTGTATAGTAGACCATCTATGGGTATGGCCGATGCGTCCAAGTCTATGTCCATTACCATGGTAAAGTCTGAACGTTTGCGTTTCACATGCCTTAAATAACGTTCTCGGAATTCACCCATTTTCTGTATCCTTGCCGTGGAGAACTGTCCGAGTGAATAACCACATGCTACTTTGAGTTTACAGTCGGGATCTTCCTTACATTTTATGAGGTGCACCTTCTTGTTGTGGCGCCTCCATTCCTTTAGTACCGTCCGTGTATCGTCTGAGCTATCATTTTCAAATACGATCACTTTGTACTTTTTGAATTGACGACCTATAGTTTCTATTGCGTCTTTGTTGTGAGTTATAGAATCGGCACAATTTCGCGCCAAACAACAAATGAGTACGGTGCTGTGTTCGGCAACCTCTCTTCCACGTTGGACCGCGCTGGCATTCAACGCGTTTGATCTTTTTTGCAGTCGCTTTACTGTGTATGGCTGAAATATTTCGTCTGCAACAATAAATACTATGATTACAACCAATATTATTAATGAGCGAATCATTCTGAAAAAAATACGTACTTGTACGTGTCATTACTTTTTTAGTATCATGTTGTGAACGAGATAAACCGTGTTCATAGAGGTTGTTAAAAAAATATCGTATGTAAGATACGTGATGGACGATCCATGTACACAGTTTGCGTGTCATATAATTTCTAAACACGTCCCGACGTGGGTAGATTCCACTCATCATATTGTCGTGGAAAAAATGTCGGGTCTCGCAAATACGTGTTATAGAGTGTATAAAGTCCATGATCCACATGAATCTTTTGTATACCGTCCGCGAATGGTCCGGGGACCTCATGATCGCGAGGGGGATGTATTTCGACAAATGTCTGAGGAGGGTCTCGGTCCGAAGTTGATCCATCAGAACACCGAGTATCGTATTGAATCCTTTGTCCACGGCCGAACATTGGAGCTGAGAGAGCTGCGGAATCCTGAAATCATGAATGCCTCTATAAGTGCCATTCACAGAATGCATCTCTGTCTCACAGGCCAGGGGAGTACAGCCATCGAGCTTGCCATTGACGTCTGGGCACCGCGTGTCAAGCGACGCCTGTATGCGATTCGCGACAACACGACGTCGCCGTATATACAAGCAACGGCAAATATGATTTGCGATGAGTTCCTCGAAGACGGTTACCTGAAACGCCTTCTTACCATGGTAAGGGGCTTCGAAACCACCGTCATGTCTCACAACGACGTGCACGAACTAAATATTATATACAATGAAGAGAATGTTGTCACGTTGATCGATTACGAACACTGCATGCCCAACCCTCAAATGTACGACGTGGCCAACTATCTCAACGAGTTTGCTGTAGACAATCGCGACGGATCGTATCATCCGCAGCTCAAGGCCACTAGGCGAGACATCGAGACCGCCACGCGGTGTTACCACGAGCTGGATGGAGGAATATGGTCGGATGAAGACGACATCTGTCGCGCGCGTTTGAACGAGGTCAAGCAGTGCATGATTCTTAGCCATTTTTACTGGTGCATGTGGGGCATCGATGTGTTGATCGACGAGAACGACGAGGGCGCATTCAACTGGAGGTTTTGTCGGGGTCGCTGTCAGGCACACTCTGAGTGTAGTCACTGAGGAAGCTTTCAATCGATTCCATGGTCGTACTCGGCATGACGACAATGTGTGCGATTGTATCCGTACATGCCAACTGCCATTTTTTTATGACGTTATGAAACGGCTTTTCGAACACGATGGTTGTCAGCTGCAGCTGCGCTGTCACTCCGTGGATGTGGAAACGTTCTAGAACATCTTTCGCCTTCTTTAGATTTTCATCTGCGAGGCGTCGCAGCCCGATGAGGCCGTGACGCGAAAGAGACCTCCACACCTGGAGAGGGGTGAACCCGTTGCGGCTCCCCCCGACAGTGGTGTCGATCGAGTGGAGGTAGTCGATGAAGTTCCCTTTTGTTGCTACCCGTTTGCAAAGGACAACACCACAAGGCATGGAGGTTCCTAAGAATTTGTGAAAGCTCATGCCCATACTATCACACATGTTCAACACTGGCGTTTCCGGTGTTATGAGCATACCCGCAAGGGCCGCATCACAGTGAATGAAGAAGGAGACACGTTCCTCCTCCAAAACCTTGCGGACCTTACTCAAATCGTCCACTCCTGACCTCATCGTGGTCCCGATGTTACAAACAACGATGCATGGATGTTGACACTCCGTTACATGCTCGCGAAGGTTCTCGTAATCGATCTCGTCAAACTCATTCGTGTCGACTACGTGATAAGGTGCGCGTGCATTTCTGCAAATCTTTTCTATTGAGTAGTGCGTTGCTCGGCTTGCGTACACGTGAGCGTCTGGATGTAGTCGAAGTGCGTGTGCGAGGGCATTCATATTTCCTTCAGTCCCGCAAGTGGTCATGGCACCCCACCAGTCTCCCGTGGACCGGTCCATATCGATTGTACCTCCAAAGAATCGAACCATGAACTCGACTACCCGCTGCTCAAAGATGCGGGTCTGCATTCCGTAGTTCGAACCGACCCAAGGATCCCCCAGGTTGTTGAGACTGTAGCGGAGAAGTCGTGCGTCCTGTGCCTCGGTGTGGATGTCCAGATTGTAAGGGTATCCGAGATGCTGCTCTGAACACGCATGAATAGACTCTGTAAAGTCGTCTATGCAGCCTCGTATATCACTGTCTGGTGTAGCTTCGTCTCCGATGGGAGGGACGGGGACACAATCTGGCCGCACTGGGTTTGCGTTGCGTGTAGGGCTATTTCCAGTTACAGATGCGACGCATCTCTTTATGATCTCAGAGGTGCTATTTGTGGGGTGGTAGGAGATTCTGCGAAAGATTCCGAGACGTATGGGAACCTCAAAAAAGGGCTTCTGACGTTCGAAGTCAGCATCGTCTGAGAATGAGTGCACGACGATGTCTATGTTGTGGGTCGTAATGAACTCCTCGGTCATCACAAGAGGAGCGTTTGTTATGACCTGAGATACGATGGGCAAATATGATAACATTGTTGCACGTTCCGTTTCATCGATGATGGGCTTGCGTTTGTAACCGGTTGCGTCACTGTCTCCGATGACACCCACCACGAGTGCACCCTCACGTACAGTTTTTACGGCATCTTCGAGAGCTTGTATGTGACCGATGTGCAGCATGTCGAAAACGCCGTCGATGTACACACGCTTTGATCCTCCGCTATCGCGCAACACTTTGAACTCGGACGGGAGAGCGTTGTAGAACGGAACCTCTTCCGAGGTGTTGGGAAGATCTAGAAGGTGTTTCCAACGAGAGATGAGACACTCCCGCACCTTCCAGTAACACTTTTTATCGCCATTGGAAGTGGTGTCGCAACACTTTGCCAACCTCAACATCTGCACAATGCTTACAAATGGACTTTTCTCACCTTCCATGTCAATATTCATACACATTTTCATAATATCTTCCTGTCCTATGGTTTTAGTGCGCACGGCATTGTACACGTCATCAAAGTCGAACGATGTGGAAAGACTCGTGGGCAACATACTTTGTTTAAACATGTTTTTTTCGTGTTTAGTTCATGAACGTGTGAAAGTTCCATCAGGATGATCTAATAAATAAAAAGGTTAGCTAATCAAAAGGGATGCAGATTAGGATAGTCACATTGGAGGAAACTTCCAAGTTGGTATCTAAAATGAAATATATCTTCCCAGACGCCGACGTTGGAATTCAGAGAGGCATCGATGTACGAGATAGCCCGACAGAACTTTTATTTCAATCCAATCTCATCACACACTCTGTAGTTCACACGTTGCAACATGGAAGAAGATGGGATCATGAGGTACCCACGAAAGGTGCGATAGGCCTTGCACAAGCCAATCGACTGGCCATGGAGGAGGATTTTAGCCAACCCCTGCTTTTACTGGAAGCGGACTGTAAGATTCGAAACGCACCAAAACTAAAAAAAGAAGTGGACCAGCTTCTCATTCACGCAGACAAGTTTGATATGGCCGTTTTTGGAGGCTGGTTCCAAGGAAAGAAGTTTATGAAAACTGAGCCGTGGCTTCCCAAGGGGTTCAAAGTCATCAAGGACAAGTTTTGGGGGTTACAGTGCGTGTTGTACACGCCTAAAGGGCGACGAAAAGTCGGAAAGCTTCTGAACAAGCCATTGGAAATGCAAATCGATTCTTTGTACGGTGCGGAGGCTCGAATGGGGAATCTCACTGTGGTGGGGCAGGTGAAAAATTGGTCGACGACTCAGAGTTTGCATGTGTCGACTGTTCAGTCGCCGATTCCATTCCTTTTGAGAGACCATCACAAGGTGGGCATTCTTCTTTCAATTTGTGCACTTGTTCTGTATCTTGTTTCGTGTAAGAACAAAGCATCTCACAGATATTTGTACCGTTAGACATTGCTTCTTTCGAAGCCAATTCTACCAGAGGATCCATTTGTACGTTGTGTTACAGGTGACATAATATATTTGAAGAGGCGTAGCCTGAGCTTAGCCGGAATGGTGACATTTGGTGAGTATCGAATTGAAGCCAGTGCGAACGAGCGCACTTTCTGTTGAAACCAGGCCAGTCCCTACGTGTTCTTTCCAGTCTTCAAACGCCTGGTGACGAATCCTGGAATATTCTTCATTGTTCATGCGAATCGCGTGTTCCACGGCCTTCTCTGTTTCCTCCACCGATATATAGAAACAGGCCGACCCTGCTTCACCAAACGCCTTGGAGAGAGGTTGTGTCCATTTGAAGCCATCTTTGTGTCCCAGTGGACTTCTCTTATTCGGGTTGATGAGGATACAGTTTCGTCCGTCCTGCAAACGCTCGTTTATGGGAGGAATATTACTGCTGATGAGAAGGTTGCCGTTCGCACATGCCTCGTAAATACTGTGACCAAAACCCTCACATGCGCTTGGGAGAATCACATATCCGGCATGCTTCTGCAACCTTGTAATGTCATCCTTGCTCAAAAAACTGTGTATGTGTATGTTATCGGCTTTTGCGGCTTTGAGTGTAGCACTATGCCTCGTCGCACATGAGTGCGCACAACTCACAATAAGCGTAGGCCAGTCCGGATTATTTTGCCATGCACGCAACACGACACTCGTGTGTTTCATCCACGATTTTCCAGCAGGATGCAGCACGATTTTGCGGTCCTTAGGTTCGGAAACGTACGGCTTATACACGATAGGGGGGAAGACGAAGCGCTCGACGTACCACTTACATTTGTGCTTCATACGGAAGTTTTCAAATATTGAAAAGGCATAATGGCTTTTGCACAGCACACACATAATCGCTGGATCCTTCAGTAAGACCTGTTCGTCCTTGTCATTGATGAGCTCTTGATTGGGTACAAATACAACGCGCTGCCCGGGTCTGGTGCTTGTCAGATGCTCCAGCATGAGAACCATGTTTCCTTGCGTAATTAGGTGCGACGCGTTGCGTCCGCTTTTCACAGTTTGAACTCCCAGAATATGTGCGAATACATCGAAGTCTTTACCTAGGCCAGTTGACTTACGCACCCCTATGTTGTCCAAGTCAAGCCTATTCGAGGATAAAAGCAGTCTGGACATTTCGTCGGTATTGAGAACCCAGTTCTTAACATCGCGTCTTGTTAAAGTAATCACAACCAGTCCACATATAAGCGCTAACAGTGAGACAAACTCGCGCATCACTTTTGTGGTACTGCCAGGAAAAAAAAACATGCGTTCTTGTATTCGAATAAATATTAGAAGAAGACTTACAAATGAATCCATTCGACTATGAATACGTGTCATTTGCCTCGGCCGGAACAAAGGGGCATATGTTTTTGGGTCTGTTGGACGGTATCGAGTATATACTCGAGAAACAAGGAAGAACGTATGATGAATGGCACGCGTCTCTCAAAGGAGTGAGTGGTACATCGGCTGGGTCCATGATTGGCCTCGTGCTACTTCTCGGAATCAACAAGGAAAAACGCTCATTGCTCCTTTCAGAAATATCAGATGTGTTAAAACATTTGAATCCAGATTTATCTCTCTTATTAAGAAACTACGGATGGGAAGACGGCAGATCCATAAAGAATGTCATACGCAGGTTTCTTTCTCTGGGTGGATTGTCTGAGGAAAGTACACTGTACGACATGTACCGCATTATGCGAAAAGAATTCGTATGTGTCTGCACCAACCTAAATTTATGCGAGAAGATGAGGCTGTCCGCAAAGTCCCATCCTGATATGAAAGTCGTGGATGCAATCTACGCTTCTTGCGCGGTGCCGTTCGTGTTCACACCCCCCATGATCGATACAATCATGGTGGCGGATGGATGTTTGACGGAGAATATGCCCCTCGTGTTCGATGAGTCCAAGACCTTGTTTGTCATACCAGATCGACGAGTAATTAACGAAGCTGTACATACCTGGCCTGATTTTCTGGCCAAGATAGTGCGGTGTTCATCCGCAAACCAAGATTTTTTGTACAAGGAACTTTCATCTCGTGTAAGTGGTTTTATCAATATCAAATGTACCGACGATGTACTGAGGATGCCGTCTCTGAATTTCAATCAGACCTCAGACGAAACGCTCGTCGTTTACAGACTGGGCTATATTTCAGTCCTGCACAGTTTAGATGCGACTCTATTGAAACAAATCGGAACTCTCGTATCGATGCTCGTAGGAATTATCAAAACATGCCCCTCTGAGCAGCCACCAATTGGCGAATGTCTTTCTTCAGAGCGTCAAGCTGGTTCATAAACGACAACATCATGACTATCACAACCGCCGTAAAAATAGTCATGCGCTGTGATTGTTCTCTCTTAATTTCGTGTAATGCGGCGTATATCTCTCTTAGATCGAGTTCCGGCGGTTCCACTTGTCTTGCCGATATGGTGGGTTTTGTTTCTGAGCAAAATTCGTTTTCATTTTTTTCATAACTAGGCCAGGCATCGCGTAGCTCCGTCGGCATTTTTATCCTTTTCGTTGGCTAAAGATAATACATGTCGATGATTGACCCAGTCGTGTCGTTCGAGGAAAGGCTCATTCAAAAACTTAAAGTATCACAGTATTGCTTGAGAGATACTAGACCTAATCATATGATAGTAGTATTATCTGTAGTGCTGATATTGTTGGTTTTAAATTTCCACAGGGACAAAATGCGCGCTCCGGGAATAAGTAAAAAAATCAAAACAACTTTTCAGAGTACTAAATGGCCCTGGGCGAACTCAAAAAGCTAAGGGACAAACTATGCACTGATAATGCAAATGAAAACGCAAACAAGAACCTCAATAAGCTTGTTTTCATGATATGTGCCGTCATTGTGACCGCATTCGCTGCCATTTCTCTCAAGAAGAAGGACCAAGCCAAGTCTACACGGAATTCGGACCCACTGTTTCAGCTTTTCTGAGTGCGTCAGTTTGGTATACGAGAGACCAAACGGATCTCAGACCAAACACAGACTCTTCCATTCATGTCTCTTCAGTCATGCGTGTTGACCCCGGCCGGAGAGGACGCGGTGAAGGAGCCCCTTCCATGGGAGATCGATGCCGATACCATGAACCTGCGCCTCACTCTCAAGGAAGGTGGAGTGGTGAATGTTTGCCTGCGCGGAGTTCTTCACGAAAGCAGCCTCATTCATGCTGTCACTCGTAGGGTGACTTCGTCGTCGGACGCCCCTCCGCGCGCATTTCGCGTCTCAAAGGAAGGAAAGTTCAGTGGCATTGACGCAATGCTCAAGAACGGCAATGTCACGTCCGTGGACGAAGCACTCAAGATTCATGTCAATTCCTTGGATACGAAGAAGGCCAAGAAGCGCGTTTTGGAACCCAGTGCCGCCGACTCTTCGGATGTGGAGTTCGTTCAAGAGAAGACACGTGCTCAGCGCGACGAAGAAGGCAAGGCAAATGCGTTTGACGTGGATGATGAAATGAAGTGAAACAACCACGGGACACAGAAAAAAACGCAAATCGTTCCATAGATGCTCTTCTTCCACACATCGTTCGGCATGTACACGTAAATTGTACTTAAATCGAGAGTGCCTCGGCTCGCCCAGAAACACCAATAATAGAACAAGCCCGACGCAATTGTGGAATGATAAAATGTAATGTGGGGAAAGGGAGGGAATAGTGTTGCCACAACGGGAAGAAAGTGAAGTACTAGATTCCCTGAATGGAATACAAACGAAGACATTTTGTTTTTCTCCATCATCCTTTCGTAGACTGTGTGGTCGACGAACCTCGCCGCGGTGAAAGAAATCATCACACCCCATATCCAACAGTAAGAAATACAAAGTATGAATTCACTGTTCAGAATCCACGATAAAAACGTAGAAAAGAGAGTGATATTAGTGAATACGTTGAGTTTCATTTTTCTGTGAATATGGCGCGACTTGCCTTGATCACTGTCCGCTTGGGTGTCTCTGGTGGGGTGTAAGAACTGATTCGTTTGAGAATACATACCTTTAACGCCTTGTCGAAATCCATATCGGGCGTGTGTCGCACTTCACTTGCTTCTGACGCCGCCTCGCGTACTATCGAAATTGCCGTTCTCATACCGAGCTTCGGAAAAGGTGGGGTGGAAGCAGATGAAGAAGTGGCGGGTGCCTCCGGAGAAACTTTGAAAGAATCGTCAGAAGTGACCTCGGGTGGAACCTCGGGTGGGACCTCGGGTGGAATCTCGGGTGGGACCTCGGGTGGGACTGTAGGTGAACCCCCGGATGTGGTGCGCGAAGGAATTCGAGAAGCACCAGGAGTTGTCGCATGTAACCGGATAGTTCGTTCTTTGCGCCCTTCACCCCCACTTACTTTCACCAAAGCACCCTCCGACGGTAGTAGCGGTATGAGCTTCCTTTCGGCATCTGCCTGTCTATTTTTGAATCGTTTCAATCTGTTTCTTCCATCAATGAGTTCGGTTTTTGCGTCGATGTACTGACACGATAGATTTAAGGTCTCTTTGCTCAGCATGGTACGCTCCGTTATGTTGCCACGTGATCCCCTTTGGGCGAGAACTAGTCTGGATGATCCCACTTGTCCCCTTTCCAGAGCCCTTTTCTTGAATATGCTGACAACTGCAGCTGCCAATTCGGGCTTTGGAATAGTATCGACATGTCTGCTCATATCTTTTGTCAACTCTAATATGTCGTCTACACACTTTATTTTTATGCTTCTTTTGGTAGGAGGCATTACTCTTAGGTACTTTTTCTCACCAACTTCGTCACCCATGCAGATGCATGTTATGTTATTCTTTTCCATGCTTTCTATCAAAAGTCCATTGAGTGTTTTTTCTGCGTCTAAATGTTCACTTCGCTCGTCCTTTGTCTTCCTTTTTTCGGCACAGAGCTCTTCTCTGGTCTTACAAAACTCCAGTATGGCCTGTTCGTAAGAATTTGAGCTGTCAGCCATTATTCTACAAAATATTAAAAAAAAACCACGTCGGCGAACATTCAATAACTAATCAGAATGAACAACTGACATAGAGGGTAGACACCACCCATGGCAGACAACTTGCACGGAGTGTTCAAAGGCATATTGAATGGAATTCATGACAGAGGAGAAGGTGGAGTACTATTCGTCAAAGGTGAAGAATGTGCATACCGTTTTACGTCAGAGTTCACAAACGCTGAATTCAGATGTGCATTAAAGGATATATTGGACAAAGATGAGGGCCTCCATTTTTTTGTTGTGGAGGAAAGAGACAAACAACTCCATGTACTCGCGTATCCGAAAACTCGCGTTTGGTCACACTGTATCCCCGAGACCCCGAAAACGAACGAACCAAAACAGGCCGACATCGTCGAGCTCGGTGCGTCGGACGACGCGCTCAATGACTCTACACGCGAGGGAACAAGCGGCAAAGACGATACAGAGAATCCTGGTGTCTGAGCTGGATCCAGTGAGTCTACGACCCGTAAAAATACCGTACAGACTTTATCGAGGCGGTACTCTTATATTATATGACGGAAGAGTATTGTATGATTTTATCAAAAGCACGGGTGACACACGAGACCCCGTTGCGCGTCAACCGTTGTGTAAGCACGAGTTAATGAGACTGTGTCGATTGAACAAAGTACCGACCTTGTCAGAGGACGTGCTTTCCCAAATCAACAGAGGAGAGACCGGGAGACGTGAGCTCCTGTCCTTTTTAGAAGACGAGTTCGTGCAAGAGGCCAGAGGGGATAACGTTACAGTTCCCATGATTTTGGAAATTTTCGCTAATATACGTGCTATTTCGAATGACGAAGAAATGAGCTCGATTCTTTCACATCTACGGCGGAATGGAATCGAGATTGATGTAGAGAGTAGTTTTATACCGAGAGCAATCCGCATAAGGACAACTAACGCGGGCGACGAAGAAGAGTCCGATGCCAGTCAGCCCCCGGTACAGAGAAGGAGAGTACGAACATTCGCACCCCACCCCCTCGCGGTTATGGCAGCCAGAGCCGCTGCTGAACGGTCCGGCCCCACAGACCCCACCAACAACTCGATTGTGGCGCGCTACAACCCCACTCCCGTTCTACCCGCCCCCGGTTCGATTCCTTCATCGGACCCGCGGAGAATCTCTCTATTACTTAGTGACGTGCTTCCCCCAGTTCTAGATTTGCCTCCCCCTCCTAGATACATACTCGACCGCATTCGGCAGATGAGAGAGGAGGATCGCGAAGATAGAGAACCTACTCGTTGACAAAATGCGAAAACAATACCATGAATATGGTCGTAGACACGTGAATGGAGGGTGTAATCGAAATCTGTCCGAATGCAGTGGGCTTCGGAAGTTCGAGCTTTTCCGTGTCCATGTTGTTCGTCATATCTTTCAGCGCAACCAGTACATCCTTGATGCTGACCATGGTCATCGAGTTGTCCTGCCGATTGTAGATGCGAACCTCTAAGTCAGTAACGTTCTCACCGTTCTTGAAGCTTTTCACGATCTTGACAAGTTGATTTACATTGTCAGTACACCACTTGAATCCATATGCGTCGGAGTGGCGTCGGATGCTGTCCTCACGTTCCCGACGAGATGCGTAACGGCGAGCATCTTCCTGCACCTTCTCACGACGCACCTTTTCGATTTCTTCACGAAGGTCTGACTGTTCCGCCATGTTGATTGTGGTTCTGTGGTGTATCGCCATTCTCACATTGTAATCTGATTTGCTGTGGGATGATTACTTGGACCGCTTGCTTGTTTTTTTGGGAGATTTCGAGGTCTTGGGATATTTGGGAGATTTGGGAGATTTGGGAGATTTGGGAGACCTCCGGCTCTTTGGAGACGTGGTCATGCTGAGCATTTGTTTGGAGCTCTTGGGCATTTTCATGCGCCTCCGCTCCGGCATGGGCTCTGCTCCGTAAAGTGTTCTCGGAACGATGAATGTCCGAGACTTAGTCATCTTTGTTATGTTACGGTGTAAAAAAATAAAGAAATGTGAACGGGTATTTTACATACTGGTATAGTCAGTCGAAGAAGTCTTGCTCGCTCGAACTGGGATGCTTCCACTGCGCTGGTTGTGGGATTCCATCTATGATCTGAAAGTAATAGTATAATCCTGAGTCCTCATGGAATGCACTCATCCACCCCTCTGGAAGGGGTTTCAGGGAATCATATTGCGACATTGCTTTCGTGGCTGAATTCAATAACCTATTCACTCCGTTCTGTGATTTTACATTCTTAATTTCCGCTTTTTTAAGTGAAGATATTATGCGAGGAATAGTAGTGTCCCGTTTCTCATCACAATTTCCCCCTACTTTAATTGTTTCTTGTGGTACATGGGTAGTGTGCGCTTGAAACAGTTGACGCTCTGTCGCTTCCAAAACTGGACAACTTGCGGCCCTGTATCGACGCCTTGTAGAAGATCTCGATTTCCTTCGAGAAGACCTCGACCTCCTTCTCCGAACAGATCTCGGTTTTCGCGGCATGTTGTTTATTGACTGTGAAAAACTTTATCACACGTTTCAACTCTTTTCAGCATCTTCGACCTCAACCTTTTCGGGCTCGAGAAACGGAACCCCTCGGCCATCCAAGAGAAATCTCGTGCAATAGAACACCAACACGTTTCCACAGAATGCCTCAAACTCTTCTTGTTGGACATCGTCTTGTTCGTTGAACTGTTTCCCGACACACTTTTTGAACATTTGGTTGCTCACATGGATCTGTTTCTCCCTCCCGTCTGCCTTGAGACGAGAAATGAGACGGAGCATTTCCTGCTTCGACGTTTCGATGGCGATCGGCTGACCGAACGCGGGTCTCGCATCCACCTGAAGGTCACCCTCCGAATTCTTTTCGTCTGGAACCCAAACACCTTCTTTCATCGTCGATATTCGCCCGGGCGTAAAATGAATCTACTCGTAAACACTGATACTAAATTTCACCACCAAACAAATATAATGAGTGTATTCTTCGGAGTAGTAGCCACTTGTGGATTGACACTCGTGGGCAGTCGATACGCATATCCTGAGCTGTACGAACTCAAATGGCTAAAAAAACGTTATATGTCCATACTTAAGTCACGAAAACGAACTATATTGGACATACAAAATGCAGACGATGCAGTGGCACTGGTTCAACGTATCGCTCGCGGAAATGCAGGCGGAGATGAACTGGCTGATCGATTGTTTCGTCTTTACAAACACTTTCCGCCAGACGAAAAAGAAATGAGAGTGCTGTGTACACTCTACGAGGTGAGTCGAGGAAAGGGGACTACCAAGGAATGTGCATGCACGCTCCTTTATGGTGTTACCACTGATGTCTTACGCAACAACATGCATAACACAAATCACACGGAGACGACGCAACCGTTGAAATCCTCCTCTTTTGTAATGGTGAGAGAGCCCCGAGCCGTTTCAAAGCGAAGAAGTCACAGCTTTTGAACAGCCTTGAAACTGCGGTAGAAGTGACCAAACCGTCCTCCAGAGACCAAACATGTCCGATAGCGAGGACGATACTCCTTTGGTGCACCGCATTACCAAATTGCAACCCTCTGTCTCTTTATCCGTGTGCCAGGAAGCAGAGTTGCCAGCCTACATGCGGCCTGTAGAGGGAGAAGGCCAGGAACTCAAAGGGCAAGCCTGGGTGGATCGTGCCTACAAATTTCGCCATCGTGCCGAGGCAATCTTCAAGGCTGAGGTGGAAGCCGTGCTCGAAAATCCGCGGGTGTTCAAGTCTCAGAAGGAGTCCCTCCTCAACTTCTCGTTTCATTTCGACAATGGTACCACGCGCCGTGGCGTATGCAAGTATCCGCGTGTTCCTGGTGGAAAGGGGTACATTTGCTTGTCGGCAACAATGGTTGATCGCGGCACATCAGCAGAGAAGATTCAGAAGGTGATCCGTCACGAAATTTCCCACGCTTGCACTCCAGGCTGCAAACACAATCAGACGTGGAAGAACTTTGACATCATGATCGGAGGGGACGGGAAACGTTGTTGCAGCGACAAGGAAGTGAAGGAAATCATCGGTCACCGAGTCGAAGTGTACTGCTCCCTCGCGGGCCCCGTTGAAGGCACAGGTCACTACTTTGCCAAGATGCAGAAGGCACCCAGTGCCAAAAAAATGACGTCCAAGTGTTGCGGCAAATGCAAGAAGGAAGGCGGGATCGTGTCATATCTCCGCTATCGGCGTGTTTAAGAGAGAGGCAAACCATTGGGGCCGAACTTCGTTACATTACGTTCTAATCTGTTACCCTGCCCTCAACCACAATCGTGCGTTCTTTTTGCAGTTTGCGTTCGGGTCATTGAGTTGTCCCCGTGTGTTTGGTATCGCAACTTGGTCTCACTTCTTTCGACCACTCTCGCCTGGTGTTTGGTCTCATGAATCCATCCGTGTCATTCGGGCAAGAGTGTGACGAGGCTTATCTGCGACACATGATGTTTAGCATGTACGAGTACGGAAATTCGCCCGACAATCCCCTATACGAGGCTGTACAAACACACTTCACAGAGTTGGCGGCGAAGTACCCATCTACTATGCTCCGAGTAACACTGGCAACTGAAACCGGCGCTCATAAAGTAGGTATTCTTCCTTCTGACTTTGTCGACGGTGTTCTTACCAAAGAGCACCTAGGCCTTATTTTGTGGAGAGTTAAGGCGTGTAAGGCCTTTATTACGCTTCACTAGATGCAACTGTCAACATTTCACACTATACACGACACAACTTCAAGTGTTGTTGTAATCTCCTGAAACGTGGCGAGCCAGTTTCCGTCACAGTACACGCTGAAATGATTTTCCCCCATCGGACTCACACACAACAATGCCGCATACAAAGAGTCAAATTCAGCGAGTGGACTCCATTCATCATCGAGAGCCCGCATCTCAACTTCGCCACCCTCCTCTACTTCCATTTCATGAACCAACCTCTTCTCCAAATGGTAAATGGTTAATCGCTCGTCACGCCGAATTCTTCTTTCTTGTCCAACTACGGGACCTAGTATGTCGTTCTGAAATGTGAATGTGCTTCTGATTTCAACACTTCTCTTGAACGGTAACACGTGTCTTATGATTTCCTCCGCAATGTCTTCCATTTATATTATTTCAACAAATTGTGCAGTACATCGCGACTCTCGAAGTCTGTGCAGGTTCACATTCATCATCCGTATCGGCAGTTTTGAGAGACGGGTCACTCTCCAAATATTTCGTGATGAACGGGTAGTTCTTGTAATCATCTCCGTTGACACTGCGTTCGAATGTGAGCTTGTTTATGAGGAAAAAATCGACCGCAGTACTCTCCGTGAAATAAGGAACGAACCACCGTGTGTCTTTCTCATGGTTTTCCTTTAGCACGGCCTCAATTTCGTCTAGACTGGCGCGCTTGCACATCTCAAAATATTGCATGACAACACCAGCATTCAAAGCATCTGAAGGAAATAGATGTGCGAGCCGAGTAAGTGTCATGAAAGCCGCATCGAATCCGATGATATCTAACGGCTCGTTTTCGTTGCTGAAGTCTTCAGGAACTCGAAGGGTGATATCCTCTGTGGTGTCACTGAGACACATCTCGAACGGACGATCAATGTATTCCAATACGGCACGCAGTACTGAAGTTTGTGTGGAGCTGCGTGTAATGCAGAGGGTAATGCATTCGACATCACTCCCTGTGTCTTCTTCTGATGCGTAGCCTTCCGAGGTGTCCTTTTCTGTAACAACGCCCGGAACGTCATCACCCGGAACGTCTCCCGATGGAACATCATTTACATGATCCGATGAGTTGCACGTTTTCACTTCCAAATTTGTATCTTCATTTACCATGCTCGGTGAGATATCTGTGGCTCGTCGCCGGACACCATTGTAATCTGATGATCTATCTTCTGGAATTTCTTCTGGAATTTCTTCTGGAATTTCTTCTGGAATTTCTTCTGGAATTTCTTCTGGAACGAGACCTTCTTCGTCTTCCCGGACTCCCCGGGCTTCCCCTTTCGGAGTCTGTAGACATGGCAGTCACGGACCAATCACTTTCTGGAGACTGTGGTTGTGTGGGTCGTTTTTCAGCAAGGCCTGTTCGTTCGTTGAAGACCACCACGTATCCCGGTGAACCTGCCGGGCTCGGAACGCTCGAACTTCTTGAGGATGGGGTTTGAGGGCGGAGAGGGCGTTTTTCAGATCTACCAGTCTGTTCGTTGTACACGACTTCGTAAGTAGGTGATTGATGACTGGAGCTGGATGAGCCGCCAGACGACGGTGTTTGAGGATAGCGAGGTCGTTTTTCGGCGAGACCCGTGGCTGAATTTATCACACTGTACACCCCTCCTGGTGAAGAACTGTATGAACTTCCTGATCCCGGCGTACCCGATCCAGACATGTAGCTCCCCGAACTCGAAGTTCTGGAACCATAACTGCCTGATCCCGGCGTGCCAGATCCAGACATGTAACTGCCCGATCCAGACATGTAACTACCTGAACTCGGAGTTCTGGAACCGTAGCTACCCGACCCTGGGGTACCGGAACCAGACATTGAACTCGGAGTCCTGCTGGAAGCGGACGGTGGAGATGGCGGAGATGGTGGTGGTGGATTGACCAAAGCATCGTACCAAGTTGCATAGTATGGGTTATCTGGGTTTTGTTCCATCATGAGTCGAGCTCGTTCTTTGCGTACATCTTCCAATTGTCTGTTTGTTCTGTCAACTTCTAACGCAAAACGACCCGCGGCCTCCGCTTGTCTGTTGACCATTCGCTGAGAGGAAGCCTTCAATGCGGCCACACGCTTTCTTTCGAGCGTGGGGAGAAAGAATATCCTCCACATCTCTTGTTCCACCTCAAAAGGCAACTTTGTGAAATTTAGTTCAGTCATCAATCCGTTCACGCCGTTCAGAGGAATCTCTGGATGCAAGTCTGGTCTGAGGGGTATGAGACGCCTCTTGTCTGGAGAGAGTTTGTAACCGTACTTCAGAAGTAACTCTTTTATGATTTGATAACCGTTGACTTGTCTCCCGTTCCAATCCCACTTTTGATTTTTGAACAATCTACTGTGAATTTTCTTTGCTAGTTTTTCGCGCTGCTCGAATGGAAGAGGAACGGCGGGTGGAGCTGGAGCTGAAGCAGGAGCGGGATGTACAGCCATCGGAGTTATATTGAAAGGGGCGGGTGCAACTCCAGACGGTCCAGCGCCACTCCCTCCTGTTTGCGCAGCCTGTGCAACCTGTTGTTGTTGCGCTCTATTCCATGCTTCTTCGACCTCTTCTCGTGTAGGGCTTCTAGCCTTTCTTTGAATTTGCTTGGTACGAGCCATATTTATGCTAGACAAATATTATCTTCTGCGACGTATAGTCTGCCTTCTGGGCGAAGTACCGATCTTTTTCAATAACGAGTGCATCGGTTCTAACATCTCTTTTATTTCTTTCGCTGAAGATCCCACTGGAGGAGAACGTGTCATAATGCGTGTGACGGTGGTCACAATAAAAGGAATATCCAGCAGCTGACTGGCCCTGGCGGTGAAGCTTGGCATCGTAACGAAAGGAAGAAATACGTGTGACAATTCATGGTGTAGGCTGTTGAAGAGCGATTCGATCATGACAACGTCGTCTTCCGTGAGAGATCGACTGGAACCTGTCAACGATGCAAGCTCATCGAATGCGTGTTGAGTCAAAGCAGGGCGGATTCCGTTCATGCAAAATAGCACATACAAAAGCACCTGCCATACAGTCACATATGATGTGTTCGTCATTGGGAGACCCGTGGATGAGCGTTTTTTGGAGCGTCTCGCTTTTTTACGGGCCTGAAAGATCTCATCTTCACCTCTCCATTCGGGACGATCTCCCGGATCACTATTGTGCACGACCATTGTTCCTCTAAACATGGTTCTTACTTGACGTCAACATTTTATGTTAACAAGCCTTCTACTTTGTAGAGAGTGAATGGTCTCCACAGCAGTATTATGACTACACCGATTGAAATGCCGCTCAAGAATACTTCCTTCCTTGCTTTTACAGAACGTGCTTTGATAGCCTTCTGTTGAGGAGTCAACGAATCCATGAAAGGAGTTCCTAAATTGCGCGTCTGAATCATGTAGTATAAACAGGCAAAAAGGTATACTATTGCGAAATTAGAAAGAAACATCGTAGTGGGGGGGCAGTGCCAACATCCAGGAAGACAAGGCATTTATACTTTGATTTTTTTTTTTCAAGCAGAAAATAAGTCATGAGTTCTTCGCTGGTGAGTGTCGCGTCAGCCGCAGCCATTGTAAACTCTAGGCGTATGCAGTTTTCCACGTATGATTTGCCAGTCTTTACTCCAAAACCCATTGCATTTTCCATTTGGGGCTTGCTATTCACGCTAGGTTTATTACACGGTCTTATACATACTCCGTCCACGAGATCGCTTTTGTATGCGTTTTCAATGATTTTGTGCGCAGTATGGCCGAATGTGTCTCACGATGCTACAATGAGCGTGTATGTGGTCACCGGTGCATTTCTCTTTTCTTTCGTAAGCATGATAATCGGCCCCAAGTATGAAAACAATTATGAAACTGGGACATTGGCAGTTTCTTTACAAGCGGGATGGCTCGCTGTAGCGACTTTGCTATCGATTGTCAGGATGTTGGGTAACGACAGTCCGTACAACTCCATGAAAACTTTTGTGGTTGCCGCGTGTTTCGTATCGTTGACGTCCGTTGTTACGTCGAGGCCTGGGTTTATAGCACCTCTTGCATGGGCATGTGCGTGTATAGACGGTCACTCGCGTTTGATTCGTTCACTATTTCCACTCATAGTATCGTGCTTTGTCTTGTCTTTTTAGACTCGTGTCGAAGAAGACAGCCTAAACACAAGACGATGGTAAGAACCATTATTACAATGCTACTTTTCGAACTGCCTCGTAATCCCTCCGCATTTGCTGGTCTGTGTAACTCGATCTCAGTCGGTGACTTCCAATCTGTCACATTGAAACCCCAAATCTTACTGTTCATCATTCCTGAAACGTGTTACGTCGCAAGAGCTCAATCATGAAACAACCGTTTGACGACAGGCGCAACCCCGAGGCGATATTTGAATCTCGTCCGTCGTATTCCAGTGGAAGAAGGGAAGGTCGTGGTGGTCTTAACCCATCCATTTTTTAGTGCCTTTTCAAATATCACCTCGATGGTCCCAAGGTCCCAATCCTCCCAATCGGTGATCAACCATCCAGACTCGTCCTCCTCTCCTGGACGTCCAGTCACAGAAATGACATGGCGTTTGCCAAAGACGTCTTTGAGACGTGTCGTATATCCGACTGGTACATAAAAGTGTTTGGTTTGATTCTGTCCCGACCCCTCTACCGAATAAAGGGATACAAACACATCATTGTCCGTTTCCATCCAACAGTCAAGATTCAAAAACCCCACTGTTCGTCGAGGATATTGTCGAGTTGTCGTGTCCATTTATATTAGTTATGCACATAAAATGGTACATGTGTGCCCGGGAGGAGGAAAGACGTATTGCCCCTCAAAAGAGTCTCCGCTGTGTGGGCTCTACACCCCTATACCTCGGTCATTTTGTGTACCAATTTCATCTTAAAAACACACGACGAATAAAAAGGGCTCTTTTGATCATCCGCACCTACTCTTTGGCGGCGG